GCGCTACACTCTTTGCAAAAGGGGATGACAACGAGTAGAGAGTGTGCATGCAAAACAAAACAATTTCATTTTTAACATACGATTGGGCTTGGGGAACAAAACCATTACAACCTAACGGTTGCGCTTGGTACCGCTGTTTGCTACCTATGAAAGAGTTAGAGAAGTTTGGGTGGAAGGTCAGTATGGGCTTCCCACGCTGGCATGAAGAATATGGCTACGGTCAAATTATTAAAGAAGACCAAGCCGTACATGGTTGGAATATCCTTGTATTTAAATTGGTTATGCGTAAATCTATTACAGAGCATGTCCGAAAAGCCCAGGCACTTGGTCAAACCATTGTTGTAGACGTTGATGACTTTTTTGAGGGGTTAGACGAAAGTAACCGTGCATATGTCACCACTGACCCTCTGCGTGATGCTGAAAACAATCGTGACCATTACATAAAAATGATTTATGAAGCAGATGCAGTAATTACTTCTACCCCCTTTCTATACGATTTCTATTCAAAGCGCAGAAACAATGTGTTCTTGGTTCGCAATGGAATAGATATTGCTAGGTGGACCCGCCGTAAAGATGTGGCAAAACACAAACCTGTAGTTGGGTGGGTGGGTGCAACACCTTGGAGGTCTGGGGATTTAGAAACACTGCGCCCCCACATTCACCAACAGTTTGCTAAACACAATTTAAAGTTTCACCATTCAGGTCATACAGTGGATGCACCCTTTGCCTATGAGCAACTTGGTCTTCCAAAGGCACGTTGCACTACTATGCCGATGGCTCCAATCTTAAATTATCCAAAGTTATTTCCCCCAATAGATATTGGTATTGTACCTCTTAGTGATCTTCCCTTTAACCATGCCAAATCCTTTATTAAAGGTTTAGAGTATGCTGCTGCTGGCGTACCTTTCATTGCCTCTAAAGCACCAGAATACCAATACCTTGCTGAGTTAGGGGTTGGTAGGGTTGCAAATAGTAAGGAAGAGTGGGCTTATCATTTAGGAGAATTAGTAAACCCACAAATGCGTAAAGATGAAGCAATTGTAAATTATGAAATAGTTAGAGATGTATTTTCAATGGAAGTTCGTGGATCGGATTGGAATGAAGTTATGGAGAGGATAGCGAAATTATGATAGTCGTAGGAACAACACTTGCAGCATTTGTAATGGACAATGAGGACCACTGGGGTTCTTGGATGAAAAATGCAGAACAGGTAAAAGAAAAATATCAACAGTTTGGAAATTGGACTGACGTTACATACTTTGCAGCGATCCAAGTAGACGCTCGTGGTTTAGAACCTTTTAAACCGTTTATTGAACGCCTTGAAGCCATTGGTGGCACATACTGGACATACTCACTAGATGACAAGAGGACTGAAGTCACCACCAAAAATCGTATACGACATATCACTGCGGGACAGAGTCTCGTCAACGATTTTGCAATGTCAGACCCAAGGTGCACACATCTTTTGTTTATGGCTGCCGATTGTATGCCACCTGATGACATTCTTCCAAGGATGCTTGAAATGGATCACCCATTGTGTGCTCCGTACATTTCTACATACGGCTTACGTGGTCCATATGTTGAGGCATACCCATACCCAGTAATGAATGCAATGGCTTCCGCCGCTGCAATTTTTATAGCAAGGTCTGTGTTTTCTGGTATTCGCTGGCGATGGGATCTTGATGCGAACATGTCAGATGACCCATGTTTCCATCACGATGCTCTTAACTACCTACACATCCCAACGTATGTACGGGAAGATTGTGAAGCAATACATTACCCTGTAGCAGTAGGCGCAATTGAAACCCGTGGTCATGACATGACGGTCCATAGGTGATAAAGAAGTTACGGGAGTTTTATACTGCTAAAGAATTAGCAGAAATATACGCCACACCACACGACCATGCAATCTATGGGCGAGGGCATGGTATTCGTGTAAACATGACAATACAACTTGCTAAGGACATGGCATATCAAGCAGAGGCAAAATCAGTTGCTGATCTGAGTTGTGGTAATGGTGCAATTGCCAAAGCATTGGATGTTGAGAAGACCATACTTGGTGATTATGCAGAGGGCTATGAATACTCTGGTTCGTTGGAAGTTAATTTAAAAAAGATTGAAAATGTAGACTTGTATATTTGTTCAGAAAGTATTGAGCATGTTGAAGACCCAAGTTCAGTTCTAAACTTAATAAGAAGTAAATCACAAACACTGGTCCTTTCAACTCCAATTGATGCTTGGTATGACACGAACGATGAGCACTATTGGGCTTGGGGTAAGCAAGATGTTGAGATGCTTCTGAAGAATGCTGGGTGGACCCCAGATGTTTTTGTTATGCTGGACACGACAGTATTTGGCGAACCATACATATATGGAATGTGGGGATGTAAATGAAAATTCTTATTACTGGCGATGCAGGGTTTGTTGGGGGATATTTCCACAAAGCGCTTGATGGTCACGACATCACAGGTGTAGACATAAAAAACGGAATAGATGCTCGTAAGTTTTTTGCAACAGATGAAACACACTTTGACCTCGTTGTTCACTTAGCGGCAATTGTTGGAGGGCGAGCAACCATAGAGGGTGAGCCGTTGTCTGTCGCAGTAGACCTCGCAATTGATTCTGAATTGTTTCAGTGGGCGTTAAGAACAAAACCAGGAAGGATTATTTATTATTCTTCTTCGGCTGCCTATCCAATCAAATTGCAAGATTATGGTTCTACTCACCACCTAACTGAGTCGGATATTGATTTAAACAACATTCAATCTCCTGACTACACATACGGTTGGGCAAAACTAACTGGAGAGATGCTTGCAAGTTATGCAGAAAAAGAAGGGCTGAGAGTCCATATATTCCGTCCGTTTTCTGGGTATGGTGAGGACCAGTCGCTTGACTACCCTTTCCCGTCATTTATTAAACGTGGTGTTGAAAAAGCAAATCCATTTAAAATTTGGGGTTCGGGTAATCAAGTAAGAGACTTCATACACATGGAAGATGTTGTTGCGGCAACATTAGAAGCCGTGCGACAAGACATACAAGGTCCAGTAAATTTAGGGCTTGGGCGAGTCACCTCATTTAATGACTTGGCAACTTTAGTAGCAACTGAATGCGGTTACTCTCCTGAGTTTGAAAGGATAATTGGAGCACCAGAAGGTGTCCAATATCGCGTTTGCGACCCTACAAAAATGTTGTCTTTCTACACCCCAAAGATATCCCTTGAAGAAGGCATCGCAAGGGCTGTACGGGCACAAAGGTAATAAACTGCTTCTTAGGGAAGTAATCTATAATTAGTGCATGGCTAGAGCACGAGGTTTAGGAGCAATGGGCAAAGCCCGTGTGCAGGACTCATTACAGGCTTTTTCATATGCCGATGAGAAAACTAAAGAAGCGCTCTTTAACAAAGAAGAAAACTTTGACCCGTGGACTGCTGCCAGTGGTGGTATTGACAATGCTACCGACGAGATGTTGGGAGAAAACACGAACGGACAAGACAGTACTCGGTTTACATTTGTCCAATACTTCTTTAACCCAGATACGCTAATTGGTGACATTTACATGGATTTCCGTGGCAAGGCAGGAAGAAAAAACCCTACCCAGTATGTGTTCAATAATGTTCCCGTATATCAGGCCATTAACTTTTATGATGCTTTATCTAAAGGTAAGACATTTAACACAGGCGGTATGACAGGTGGGTATGTTAAGTCTGATGCAACACACTTTTCTCGTCCGCCAGCAACACCACTTGGTGCAAAGTTTCAACATGGTGCATTCAGCCAGCAGCAACAAGATCAAGGGTTCCCAGCAATTAATAAACAAAATAAAGACCAAAACCAACTACCATTTGATTGGGGTACTTAGAAGCGTTAGACTAACCCAATGGGTTTAAATATTGTTCACGGGGTTGGGCGTATCTATTGGATTGTTAGGGATACAGCCACTAGCAGTACGCCAAAAGTATGCATAGGTTGGACTAAAGAATTAGGCGGGCATTGGAGAATTGGAAAAGGTCCACAAATTAAGATGGGGAAATACCTTTTACAGTTTGGTTTTTGCCGCCGACAAGAACCATTGAATGAAACTGATGGTATCCTCAGAGCAATAGAAGGCCGAGTGTTAGACACAACAGTCAGGGAGATTACAACATGGCGATAGGTATATTCAAAAAAACGTTAGTTGGTTTGGACAACCAACCTATTAGTAAAGCGCAACAGCGAGCATCTCGTTTAGATACGCCATCCTTATACACCTGGATGGATACAACCATTATGTCACTTGGTTCTTCCTTTGATGGTTGGAGATACAAGAGTTCTCCGTCTAGTGAAGTACGGGATTGCATAGAGGCATTACAAGTAATTTGGGCAGAACTAGAAAGCAGGACAACTAAATGAGATCCGCTGAAGAAATTAAGATGGATAAGACAATTACCCTTGCTCAACAAGTTGCTTATCGGATTAACGCCTTTCCCCATCATGGGTTGCTGAAGCGGATTAACTACCAATTGGTTGCTAATACTGAGGATATGTACGATTTCATATTGCAAGTAGAGAACGTAATGGATGAGTTGGCTGAAATGAAAGAGTTATACAGACCCCGTTTACCAAACCCAGATCAACTACAGTTTGATTTTGGGGATGGTGTAGCCTAGTACGTATGGCTGAAGCCCTAATTGACGAAGAATCTGAGTTATTACCTGAAGATATTGGCGAGGAACTTGATGAGACCTCTGCTGAATTTGTTGACCAGTTAGTTACAAAATTAGTTTTATTTACAGAACAGTTTTGTGATGTTGAGTTCTTCCCTTATCAAATCCCGATTGCTTACCGAATTATTGAATCTATTGTCTTAGGTGACGGTGAAGAGATTACACTTATAGCAACTCGCCAAAGCGGAAAATCAGAAGTTCTCTCTAACGTATTAGCGGCGCAGATGGTTATCTTGCCAAAACTTGCCAAAGTTTATCCCACATGGTTATCTAAGTTTGAAAAAGGTTTCTGGGTTGGGGTGTTTGCTCCTACGGAAGACCAGGCAGACACGGTGTTTAGTCGTATTGTTAGTCGCTTAACTAGTGAGCATGCTATGAATTTCTTGCTAGATCCAGAGATTGATGACAAGGCTACCTCTGGTGGTACTCGTGGTAAGGGAAAAATCATCACCATGAAGCGTTCTGGCTCTATCTGCCGAATGCAGACCTGTAACCCAAAGGCAAAGATTGAATCAAAGACCTACCACTTTGTACTTATTGACGAGGCTCAGGAAGCCGATGAGTTTATGATTACCAAGTCAATCAAGCCGATGTTGGCGTTTAACAACGGAAGCATCATGCTCACTGGAACAGCATCTAGAACTAAATCTTATTTTTATAAAATGATCCAATACAACAAGCGTAGAAGCACTCAGGGTAGGAAAAACATACGAGACTGCCATTTTGAGTACGATCACCGTATTGCTTCTAAGTACAATGCAAACTACGGAAAGTTTATTTCTAAAGAAAAGTTGCGAATTGGTGAAGACTCTGATGAGTTTCAGATGTCGTACTGTAACCGATGGATGCTTGAAAAGGGTATGTTCGTTACTGAAGAGCGCATGGAACGGCTGTATGACACGTCAATGCCATTAGTTAAACAGTGGTGGAGAACCCCAGTAGTGGTGGGTATTGATGTTGCCCGATCAAATGACTCCACGGTTGTAACCGTGCTTTGGGTTGATTGGGACCATGCAGATCCTTTTGGGTTTTACGAGCACCGAATCCTTAACTGGTTGGAAATCAACAATGAGGAATGGGAAAGCCAATACTTTCAAATTATTGACTTTTTAAGAAATTATGATGTGTTCCGCATAGGCGTAGACTCTCAAGGTGTTGGTGGCGCAGTTGCTGAACGACTAAAGATACTCCTACCTGACATTGAAGTACTAGCAATGAGTTCTGATTCAAAAGCACAAAATGAGCGCTGGATTCACTTAACTGAACTTATCCAACGAGAGCAGTTAGTTATTCCTGGGCACTCTAAAGCCCGTAGAACTAGGAATTGGAAGCGATTTAATCAGCAAATGAATGACTTGGAAAAGGTATATCGGGGTCCATATATGCTGGCAGAAGCGCCTAATGAAAAGGGTGCATTTGATGATTATCCAGATTCACTGGCTCTCGCATGCGCTATGACGGTACATGATACTATGCCTACTGTTCAAGTTGGCGAAAACCCGTTTTTTAATTAGTGGTATTCTTGAAAGAAACCCTTATCTACGAGGAGTATATATGACAGTATCACCAGCCCCTATGATGCCTGAAAAAGCACGTAATGAAATTATGTTTGAGCGTACAATGGCTCCGAGCATTCCAGGTAATAAGGGACCGCTTCGCTTTGAAGAAGGTGTTGCAACCGACACTGACGTTCCAAACGACTTTGGTCGTGGAGCCTATGAGGACACCGCACCATCGCCTATGCGAATGAACCACAACAACCCTGAAATGATGTACAAGCATGCAGCAGACACCATGCGTGAGCGTGCCCATGTGGGTTCCGCATCGTGGGTAGAAGCCCCATCGGTACTTTCAGAGTTTGTTGAAGGTGCAATGGCAGGAGATGACATGCCTAAGTGGGAATACTCCTACAACTCAGGTGGTCACATGAACCGTCCAAACGTAACGGTAGTTAACGACTAAACATGTCCGACAGTGGTTACGCCTCTGTTGATGCTACAGCAAGTGATGATACAGGTGTTGACACCTCAGATTCTCCTGCCCTAACTACAACCGACGATCTTGCAGTAGGTATTGCCCAAACTTATGGGCTGTCATCGCAAGGTAAGTACATGTTCCCAAGTCGTCTTGGGGAGTTTCAAGCATCCTTTCGGGCAGAGCCTCCACAAACACGTGAACGTCGTCGTCCTTTTGTTCTAGCCAGTTACTTAAAAAGCACTGGTGCTGTTAATACGTTCCAACCTACAGGTTATGCCGTACCTAGAAACCTTACGGGTATGGAGACATTACAGGAATCTCAATTTAATCCTTTGCCCAACGTAGAAGGCGGAGACCCAATTGACAATGCGTTTTCACCTCAAGACCCAGCACTTGATCGTAAAGCAAAAGATACTGTGCGCCCTGAAGAAGAAGGACGACTTATTAAAGAAGTAGACATGCGTAGGCGTGCTATCCATGTTAACAAGGGTCGCAAAGACCAGTACGACTACCAAGGGTGATTTAAATGGCAAAAGAGTTTCTTGAAGATATTCTAAAGGGAGTATCTGTTCGTGATATGGAAGGTGTACATCTTCCATCTGCCCGTGCAAAGTTTGCTGAAATCTCTTCAAAGACTGAGAGCCCATATAAACCTGGTCAGTTTGGTAGCACAAACCCCAGAATGCTTTCTACCAGCGTAAAGTTTGAAAAGAACAAAAAGATTGATGATCCAGTTCTTAGCCGTGTTGAAGCAACTGGTATGTACCTCATGCCTGCTGGTAAGCATGGTTGTGCAGATGCTTGTAAAGATAAGACCGCTGGTTGTAGTGCAGGGTGTCTAAACACAAGTGGTCGCCTTAGTACAACTATCCCTACCCAAATGGCTCGCACCCAATTCTTAACAGAATACCCTGCGGAAGGTTTGGCAATCATTAGGGATGAAGCCCATACTGCATTTGAAGGGGCTATAAGGAGAGGGAATCTCCCATCACTCCGCCTTGATGGAACTAGTGAATTACACATTGACCACATGGATGCAGGCGATGCTATCTTTGGTGGACCTAAAGGCCGTTACCAGCAAACCCGTGGCAAAGAGTTTGGTCCGACTGCTGGGTTCCCTATGGCTATTGGTAGTGAGTACGGCAAACGCTACGCAAGGGATGTTCTTCCTGGGGCTACCCCAAAGTCACGTCAATCAAATGTTACCCGTGTAGGTAGTTGGAGCGAACGCTTAACAAAACCACGTGCTGAGCAAATGATTTCAGCAGGTGAAGATATTGCCCTTCCAGTAACTAACCTTGGAACATCCTCACACCCAAAACCAATACCGTCACATCTCCAAATGCAATTTGGTAGTGGTGACAGTTTGATTGTTCCTGCAACCGATTATGACACTCATGACATTATTGGAACCAGAAAACAAACTGGTTCTGCTGGTGTTTTACGAATGAAGTCTCCTGGATTTGGACTTGATCCAGGTCTCTCTATTACAGAGCAGAGGGCTAAGGGTAGATTCCTTCGTGAGCATCCTGCCATTGGTGAGCCCATTAATACTCCTAAGAAGCGTAGAGGTTAATGGACTATGACAGATTCGTGGGCCCTCATCATTGCTGCTGCAATACCAGTACTAGGAACTGGAGTCGGTTTTCTTATAAGGGAATTCAAGAATTTCCGAACAGAAAATCGCCAAGATCACGCAAACGTTATGCACGAATTACGAAAAGTAAGGCAAAGTGTTAATCACGTAGCAGACCGTTTAGGAACACATATTGACTGGCACATGGATAAGGACAAGAAATGAAAAGACTTTTGTTTGTATCTGCACTTTTGTTAGCAGGCTGTGGCTATGACGGTAAGTACCGCTATGAATGCCAAGACCCAGAAAACTGGGAAAAGTCTGAATGTCAGCGTCCTGCATGCCAAGTAGACGGGGCATGCCCAGACACATTACTAGGTTTTGATCCAAGTCAGAACACAGTATCCATAGAACCACTTCCAGTAGAGGAGATCGTTACCCCATGAAACCACGTTTAACTTCAGCAGAACTAGATGCCCGTTTAAAGTTTGTAATTGGGTGCATGCTCGGCTTTGTACTACTCATTACAACTGTCGGTGTTCTCTGGGCACTTGTATTTGTTACTCAGCCTATCGGTGCTCAGGCCGAAAATGACAAAATGTTCTTTGGTGTATTGTCTAGCGTTGCAACGTTTATTACAGGAACTTTGGCTGGTTTGATGATTTCTACTGGTCGCAATAATGAAGATAAAAATGGAAACGGTATTCCAGATGATGAGGAGATTGCATGAGTAAGGTTGCTTGGGATTATATTGTCCCCGTAGTTCTTCCAAAAGATCTTAAGGGTATTGAACCAGGAAAACTTCCTGAAAATCTTCTTAAGGCTGTTCCTGGTGGTGGCAAGATGCACTGGATTGCAGCATGTGCATGGATGGCAATGGTAGAGAAGGCAAAAGCCGCAGGCGTTGAACTAAAACCCACTAGCAGCGGCGATACATATCGCACTTACGACAGCCAAAAGTCTGGATTTTTGACCCGCTACACACTTGACAAAGTGGACGGAACCAGCACTAAAACCTTTGAAGGCAAGACTTGGTATCTCAAGAAGGGTATGGCGATGCTTGCCACGCCTGGTAAATCGCAGCATAACCTCGGCTTGGCCTGTGACGTTCATTCCGCGTCTGAGCCAAAGCGCCTCAACTGGCTTATTGCAAACGTTAAAGAGTTTGGTTTCTCATGGGAAGTGGTTCCCAGCGAACCATGGCATCTTCGCTATGTCTGTGGCGACAATATCCCAGCATCAGTAAAAGCCTGGATGGATGCCAACGGTGTTACTGCACCAGTAGGTAAGGCTCCAGCCGCCGCCCCAGCCGCTGCTGGGCATGCACCCCTACAAGAAGCATTGAAGGCTAAAGGCTTTTATAAAGGTGTTATTGATGGTCAAATGAACCAAGGCACTACAGAGGCTATTAAGGCTTTTAAGGTAGCAAACAAACTTGCTGCTGACTCTGTTGTTGGTCCAAAAGTTAAGGAACTTCTCGGACTGAAGTAGCCGATGGTTGACATAACCTTCTGTGTGGGGTAGTCTATTTGCCCTAGACCAAATGAAGGTGGTTGCATGCGTGTACAAGACATTGATAGCATTACTTATTACTTGAGTAAGGTCTTTGGAGGCCCTACTGATGCAGATGAGTTATTCCGCTTACTTGAAGTGCTAAAGCACGAGCGGCAAAAACTGGAAAAAAAGCATGTCAAAAAGTAGTGAAGAAGAGGAAACTCTTTTATCTCGCTTAGTCCAAATGTCAAAAGTAGTGGATGCTCCCTGCCCAATAGGTAGGATACATAAGATGCTAGATGTACCTACAGCCAAAGCGCTATTAGAGGCATTACAAAGTCCAGCATCTAATTCAGCAATTCATCAAGCACTTATTGATGAAGGTTTTTCTATAGCACGAAACACTATTAACCAAAAACGTGAATGCTTTAGAGAAGGAACTGACAATAAGTGTTTATGTTTGCCTAACAACTTGGGAGTAACTAATGAGTAATCTGCAAGATAAGTTAACAACACTTGCAAGCGAGCAAGAAATAAAACAGCGTAAAGAAAAGATGCTTGGGGCAATTGCAGATCTATTAGTTGCAAAAGATATAGATCTAGATGAAATTGGAAACATTGAAAAAGTATCTATTAGGCATGCGTTATCTCCTGATAAAGACGGGGTTGTACAAACTAAAACAACTACTACTGTGCAGTTATCTCCGAAGTGGGAAACTGGTCCTGAGTGGGCCATAGTAAAGCAAGGACCAGCAATAAAACTTCCGCCAGTAAAGGCGACAAGTAAGAAAGCAACACAGTTTAAAACATGTGTAGTTGTCCCTGATATTCAGATTGGATATTATCGTGGACGTGATGGAGAACTAGAACCAACACATGATGAGAAGGCAATACAGGTTGCTCTTAAGATTATTATTGATTCCCAACCTGATGTAATCGTATGTGTTGGTGACAACTTAGATCTTCCAGAGATGGGTAAGTACCTGACATACCCTTCGTATGCTCAAACAACACAAGCAGCAATTGATAGGTCAACTAAGTTTTGTGCAGAAATGCGTGCAGCCGCACCGACAGCAAAAATCATTTGGCTTGCAGGAAATCACGAAGAACGTATGCCTAAATACCTACTTGTCAATGCAGGTGCGGCATATGGTCTACGAAAAGGAAACACTCCAGATTCTTGGCCCGTATTATCTATCCCATACCTTTGTCGCATGGATGAGTTTGGTGTGGAGTACCGTCCAGGTTATCCAGCATCTGATTATTGGATCAACGAGAAGTTGCGAGTCATCCACGGGGACCGTGTTAAGTCATCAGGCTCTACTGCACACATTTATCTCAACTCAGAAAAGACGAGCGTAATTTATGGACACATCCACAGAATTGAAACAGCGTTTAAAACTCGTGAAGACTATGATGGTCCACGCACCATCATGGCTGCCTCTCCTGGTTGCCTTGCTCGTATTGACGGCGCTATTCCGTCCACACGCGGGGGTGTAGATCTTGACGGTCGCCCGTTAACACGGTATGAGAACTGGCAACAAGGTCTTGGTATTGTTACTTACGAAGATGACCAAAGTCACCGCTTTACCTATGATGTAATCCCCATCTATAACGGTTGGGCTCTGTATCATGGTAAAGAGTACAGCGCCGAATAACTATGACGACTATTGTTGGCGTACAAGGTGATGGGTTTGTAGTTGTTTGTGTTGACTCACGTATTTCAGCAATGGACGCAGGTGGCTTTGCCACCCATATCGGAACCTTAAGAGAAGGTTCAAGCAAGGTAGCAACTAATGGAAAGTATTTACTTGGCGCTGCTGGAGATGTACGAGCCATCAACATTCTCCATCACGTCTTCCAACCGCCGACACCGCCACCAAACCTTAAAGGGAAGAAACTTGACCAGTTCTTTACGGCGAAGTTCATCCCGGCACTCCGTGAATGCTTTGACGCACAAGGATATTCCATGCCAGACAGGGACGATAAAGACCACATTGCAGAACATGGGTCAACCATCCTTGTAGCCATTAACGGAGTTATCTACGTTGTTGACGGAGATTATTCATGGGCTTCAGAAGCCAACAGTGTTTACTCCATTGGTTCAGGTTCTTCATACGCACAAGGTGCTATGCAGGTGTTGACCCACAATAAGAAGCAAACAATCCAACAGGCTAAAACTAGTGCAATTAAAGCCCTAAACATTGCCGCACGATTTGACCCGTATACTGGGCCACCGTACCACTCATACATACAGGAGTATGAGGTAACCAACAAAACCCGAAAGCCTGTATAATCGGGTATCCCCAACTTAGGAGAATATATGAATAACACTAAAGTAGAAACAGCAGACGCAGCACTCAAGGGTGTTGTTTTGGGTGCCCTTACATATGTAGGTGCAAAGTGTGACCTTTCGGCAGAAGTAATTGCTCTTGCCGTTCCTGCCGCAGCAGCCCTTGTTTCAATTGTGTCCACCAAGATTGGACCAAAGAACACCGCTCTTTTGTTGAGTGTTGCGACTAAGGCTATGGCAGCAGCACCTGTTGTTGAGAAAAAAGTAGCCAAGAAAGCCGCACCCGCAAAAAAGAAGTAACATCGTAAGTATTCTTCTTCTTAGAAAAGGTGTAATAAATGCCTATTGATTTTTGGTCTCCGTCCTATCGGGCGGCATCTAGTGACTTAACCGTAGCAATCAGTCCATTAGGATTGGTTGAACTTGCAGACGAAGAGTTTGAAGTTCACGGACCAAGACTCAATAGGTATTCCTCTGCGTGGGCTTGGTATCTAGGACATCACTGGTCACACCGCCGTGAGATGGGTGACAACAATGTCACGATGAACTACATCAAAACCATGTCCGATTTCATTACTAACTTTTGTTTTGGTAAGGGCATTCAGTTTAAAGTTCCTGAGCAAAACCAAGCAATTATCCCTCACCTGCTTCACGAAGTTTGGGATAACCACAATAATAAGCATTACCTTCTTTGGCAAATGGGACAACTTGCGTCTATAACTGGTGACTGCTTTGTCAAAGTTGCCTATGATGAACCATACACAGACCCAACTGGAATGGTTAAGCCTGGGCGTATTCGCATCCTCCCGCTAAACCCTGCTCACTGTTTTCCTGAGTATCACCCACATGATAAAGAACGCTTGCTTAGATTTAAACTTAAGTATCGCTTTTGGGGTACATCCCCTGAAGGTACTCGTCAGGTATATACCTTTACAGAGATCTTGACAGATGAATCAGTTCAACAGTTTATTAATGATGAGTTGATTGATCAATATGCAAACCCAATCGGTGCTGTACCTATTGTCCACATTCCTAACATTACAATAACTTCATCGCCATGGGGTCAGTCTGATATTTGGGACATTATCCAACTAAACCGTGAACTCAATGAGAAGATGACTGAAATTTCAGACATCATTAACTACCATGCTGCCCCAGTAACTATCATCACTGGTGCTAAGGCATCACAACTAGAGCGTGGTCCTAAAAAGGTCTGGGCTGGTCTTCCTAAAGAAGCCAATGTGTTTAACCTTGAATCCCGTGG